ATTTTCCTTCCTCTCTTGGTTTGACATATTTAGGTAAGTAATTTGCAACAGGATAATTTGGATCTTTGTAAACATCTGGTGTAGCATAGTTCCAAACTTTAATTTTCTTTTTTGTGAAACCAACTATTTTACCAGCAACCCAACCACCAAAATCACCACTGTGTAATTTTGATTTGTTTAAGTATAACCAAACTTGATCTCCGATTTGCATATTGCCTTCCTTGATTTGTTTCATAAGATTATAAAACCATGATTTGTATTTATTTGCAATAGCTATATTCACTATCTGGTTGTTTTTATTTAAGTGTTGTAATTATGCAACTTATAAGTATTAGCTATATTTGTAGCCATTCTTTTGCCTTCCAAGAGTGGCTACGCTATAGAACATATAGTGAACAAAAAAAAATTAATAAAATCTAAGAAACATTTGATGTATGTGGCACAATATCCTTGCCTGATTTGTGGTAGTGATTCGGTTCAGGTAGCACACATTAGACACTTACCTTCTGGGAATATTGGTATTGGTCAGAAAGATGATAGATACACAGTTCCACTTTGCTATACTTGTCATTCTCAGCAACATGGCATGAATGAGAAAAAATTCTGGCAAAAGTATAACATCAATCCAATGAGAATTGCAAAAATTTTATGTTTGAAATCTCCATGCAATCAGGTTAAAGAATTTTTGGAAACAACAAATTATTTCAAGGAAGGTAATTATGAATCACAAGAACGGCTTTGTTCTACTACACAGAAAGATATTTAATTCTTCTGACTTTAAAAACCAATTAGATATATCTATTTTTATTTACTTAATGGCTATGGCTTCGCATGAGTCTGTAGAAGTTATTTATCGTGGTAAAAAGATTTTTCTAAACAGAGGCGAAGTTTGTATAGCTGAAAGAGATTTAGCTAAGAAATTTGATATTACAAAATCTAAGGTAAAATCAATAATTAGGCGGTTAAAAAACAACCATAATTTATACCAAAGAACGACCAAACGACTTAGTGTATATGCCATTGTAAAATATGAGAAATATCAATCTTTGGACAAGCAAAACGACCATAAAACGACCATAAACTCTACCACAGAACAATTAAGTAAATTAAATAAATCAAATACTAGTATATATAACAATAAAAACATTATAAATATGAAAAAGAAAATAGATATTAAGTCTAGCATACCTAGATTGAAAAGCCTTACTAAAACATTACAAGATAACAAAGATGAATTTCAGGTGGCTGCCGAGCAAGGTGGTCATTGGGCTTATGAGCAATTAGTCAAAAAAAGACTTGCCGAAGAAAACGAATAAGTTTATTTGTTGTAGTGTAAAAACAAACTTAACAGTTGGTCATTAGGTAGGTTTGAAACAAAAAAAAACTAATTGATTGTTGGTTTTCTATTTCCCCTTCCTACCTAATGATTGTTTTGGAGAATATGTATGCCACTAAAAAAAGGTTACTCAAAAAAAACTATCAGCAGCAACATCAAGAGAGAGATGAAAGCTGGAAAGAAAAAAAAACAAGCTGTGGCGATTGCACTCTCTGTTGCAAGAAAAGCAAAAAAGAAAAAGAAAAAATAGATGGGATTTAACATTCAAAACAGCAGACCCTTTTTAGAATTTGATTTTGGTATTAACGTACAAAAAGGTTTAGTAGATAATTTTAGTGCAGTTGGTCAGTTTGGTTATAACCCAGATGTCAGCACATCATTTGAAACTGTTACATCAGTTGGTGGAATTTATGTTTATCCTACAAGTGCAACAACAGCAGTAGCCACAAGTTCAAATACAGCAGCAGATAATAACGGAACAGTTTTAATATCAGGATTAGATGAAAATTATAATCTTGCATCTGAAACCATAACAATCGGTGGAGCAGCTTCTACAACAACATTTATTAGAGTTTTTAATGCTCGTATGCTTACAGCTAATACAGGTGATGCTAATGTAGGAACAATTACTATTACAGTAGATTCTAAAACAGTTGCAACAATTCCTGTAGGTTATGGTTCTAACTTATCATGTATCTATACTGTACCAGTTAATAAAAGAGCATGGATTGTATCTGCATCTATTGGAATGAGTAAGCAAAAAGAGTTGGAATCCAAAATCATGGTTAAAGGTATTAATAATGGTAACGTATGGAATACAGTGGGTTATCAATCATCATTTAGTGTTCCAGTTTATAGAAAGTTTGAGATACCTATTTTAGTAGATCAAAAATCAGACATAGAAATAAGAGCAAAAGCAGATGCAACTTGTGCAGTATCAGCATCATTTAGTTTATACCTAGAGGATCATCAATAATGATTACAACAAGTACAATGCTAAAAGAACTTTACACTAAGACATTCGCTAAAGGTAAATTTAAAAAAGCTGGAAAAGGCAAATCATCTACTAGACGCAAGAAGAAAAAATGAGAAAGCCTACATCTCTGGTTTTCGGACATAGAAACATCAAAATAAAATATATTAGCCATAAAGAAGCATCTAAAAGAAATATTATGGCTGAAGTAGAACCTGATACGAATACTATGTATATTGATAAATCATTAGACCATGCAACAACAGTAAACTGTATTCTACATGAGATGATGCACGTCATAGCAGATCATTATTCGTGGGAAATACCTAGCAACCATGAAGAATTAGTCTGTGAAACAGGTATTAATGGCGTGTGCGACTTGCTATCCCAAAATAATAAGTTCTTAGAATATCTTGCAAATAGTTTAAAAAAAGATTAATCCATAAGTTTACGATTACATACTCGGTTAATTATGGTTAAGAACAAAGAAATTATCACAGTAGAAGCTAAGCCAATAGGCAGACCTAAGTTTGATTTTAATGAGAAAGTGCTACAACAAGTAGAGGATATGGCTAGTTATATGTGTAGCAAACAAGAAATAGCTAAAATCATTGGTTGTTCTAAAGATACTATATATAGATCACAAGAAGCTGATGAAGCCTATGAACGTGGGGTTGCTAGGGCAAAAACTACCATAAGAAAGACACAATTTGATATTGCGACTAAACTTAATTCAGCACAGATGAGTATGTGGTTAGGTAAAGTTTATCTAAGACAAGATAGAGATGATGAACAAGAAGATTATAAACCTTTACCATTGGGAGATGTGATTGACTTATAATGGGTAAGGCTGACGACATATTAAATATATCACAAGGTAACAATCTAACCAAAATGAGAATGGCTGGACATGATGTTACTAATTCTAGGCAAAAAGATGACTTCTACCCAACACCACCTGAAGGAACATATCCATTATTGCAAAGAGAAAAGTTTGAAGGTGAAATATGGGAGTGTGCTTGTGGTGATGGTGCTATATCTAATTTATTAATTAAAGAAGGTTATAATGTTTATAGTTCTGATTTAATTGATAGAGGATATGGAGATACAGGAATAGATTTTCTTAAATCAAATAAAAAAACAGATAATATTATAACAAACCCACCATTTAAGCTAGGTTGCGAATTTGCTTATCATGCTTGTCAATTAGCTAATAAAAAAGTTGCTATGTTATGTAGAATTAATTTTTTAGAAGGTGTTGCTAGAGGTAAAATGTTTAAATTAACACCACTTAAAAATGTTTATGTATTTTCAAGAAGAATAACATTTCAAAACCCAGATTCAGGTAAGAAATCTCATGGTGGCGGAATGTTAGCTTTTGCATGGTTTATTTGGGAAAAAGGATATGAAGGAAAACCTACTATTGATTGGATATGAAGCCTAAGTGCGATTACTGTAAAAGAAAAGCAGATGTACTTGTAGAAGGATTATACTGGTGTGCTGATTGCATGATAAAGAAAATTGGTATATGGAAAATATATGGCAAAGTACAAAGGAAAGAACGTAAGTTTAAACAAACCATTTAGAACTCCAAGTGCGAGTAAAAAGTTTGGTGTTTACGTTAAGAACAATAGAACTGGTAGAGTTCAGATAGTTAGATTTGGTGCAAAGGGTATGTCTATTAAGAAAAACATACCAGCTAGACAACGATCTTTTATGGCAAGATTTAGACCTATATTAGCGAAGGTAAAAGGGCAGAAAAGTTTATCACCAGCTTATTGGGCAGTTAAATCATGGCGTAAAGGATTTAAGGTTTGAAAACATTTGTTCTTATAATGCACTTAATGGTTTGGGATTCTGAAATGGATATGATGAGAGGAATGACATTTTTTGAACCAGATATACCTAAATATAAAACCAAAGATGATTGCACTAAACAAGGTATGAGAATTATAGCAGAAGCAGTAGACAATTTTAAAAAGATTCAAATTAAAACAGGGGAATGGGAAATTACCTGTATTGAAGTTAAAGAGGAAGCATGAGTTTATATGATATATGGTTAGAACAAGCTAAGCTAGTTCACCAGAAACCAGAGAAGTGGCGTGGTACTACTGTAAGACAATACATACCAGAGATTAATCAAATCATTAAAGATAAACAAATTAAAACCATATTAGATTATGGCTGTGGTAAAGCACAATTCCATGATCCTAATTGGAACGCTACCAAGTATGATCCTTGTGTACCTGAGTTTAGCACTAAACCAGATGGTAGATTTGATTTAGTTATTTGCACTGATGTATTAGAGCATATTCCAGTAGATGGTCTTAAAGATACGATTAATGATATATTTAATTATTCAGATCAATGGGTGTTCCTAAGTGTATGCTGTAGAAAAGCAAAAGAGATATTACCTAATGGTTACAATGCTCATGCAACAATAGAAAGCCAAAAGTGGTGGAGAGAATTATTTACAGGTTATGACAATTACACATTACGATTCAGCCAATGAGTTTGATCCTGTATCTTATTTTGAAGGCAAGAAAGTCTTATTGGTCGGCAATTCAGAAAACCCTAAAGAACAAGACTATCTAAAATATAATAGCATTGTCAGAATGAATCTTGGAGTACAAGAAGAACCCTGTGATGTTTGGATTAACAACTTAGTAAATAAAGCACATGAAACTTTAGGCTATATTCCTAATGTTGAAAAGATTATGAGAATGAATTGCGAAAAAGGTGGAAAGCGATTAAATAGATACCCTAAGGAATTAGACAAATATAAAATATGGTTTTGGAATGTTACTGACTACAATAATCTCTGCAATAAATACTCATACCCAAGACCTACTACTGGTCTTATTGCGATTTATTATTTTCTCACTTTTATTAATTGTGATCTTACCATTACTGGCTTTGATTTCTTTAAGAGTCGTAATCGTTGGACTATGGAGATACACCAGCACTCTAGTACACCAGCGTACCCAGTACACGACATGGAAAAAGAAGAACGAATAATTACCGATTGGATTAAGAAGAAAAAACTTAATGCCATTATCTAATCCGCAGAAAGAAGTCATATCATCTGATAAAAGATTTAGAGTTCTCATTACAGGCAGACGATTTGGTAAGACTCATTTATGCTTAGTAGAAATACTTAGACAAGCAAGACACTGTGATAATGGAAAGATATTCTATGTATCACCTACCTACAGAATGTCTAAAGAGATTATGTGGAAACAGCTAAAGAAGCTGGTTAAAGAATTAAGGTGGGATAAATACATTAACGAAACAGAATTAACTGTAGTGCTAGTCAATAATTGTCAGATTAGTTTAAAAGGTGCAGATAAATCAGCAGATAATCTAAGGGGTGTAGGATTAAATTTTCTAGTACTTGATGAGTTTGCAGATATACCTGAAGAAGCATGGACAGAAGTTCTTAGACCAACTATTTCTGATAAGCACGTTAATGGTAAAGTATTATTTGTAGGTACACCTAAAGGTTATGGTAATTGGTCTTATGATATGTTTCAACGTGGACAAGCTGGTGATCCTGAATGGAAGTCTTGGAAGTTTACTACAATAGAAGGCGGACAAGTAGAACCCCATGAGATTGAACAAGCCAAGAAAGACTTAGATGCTAGATCATTTAGACAAGAATATGAAGCTAGTTTTGAAACATATGCTGGTGTGGTTTATTATAACTTTGATAGAGCAAAGAATGTTAGACCAGTTCCTATAGATCAGAACGCAGTAATTCATATTGGTATGGACTTTAATATAGACCCAATGTCAGCTTGTTTATTCTATGTTAAGCAAGGTGTAGCTACTTTCTTTAAAGAGATTGTTATTTATTCTAGTAATACCCAAGAGATGATTGATGAGATAACTAGACAATACGATCCTAAAAAGGTTATTGTTTATCCTGATCCAGCATCAAGACAAAGAAAAACAAGTGCTGGTGGGAAAACAGATTTAATGCTATTGCAAAATGCTGGTTTCAATGTTAAAGCTAAACCAACTCATGCTCTAGTCCGAGATAGGATTAACTCTGTGAATAGTCGCCTTTGTAATTACGAAGGGAAAAGATTTATTTATATTGATCCTTCTTGTAAAAACCTTATCAATAGTTTAATGAAACAATTATACAAAGAGGGTACTAATATACCTGAGAAGAATGGTTACGATCATATGACAGACGCACTAGGTTATGCTATAGAGTATCTATTCCCAATCAGTAGTAATTTACCACCTTCTCAACCAAAAAGGTTTAGCTAATGGCATATAAACGAGATCAGATTTTAGAAAGACACGAACTTTACGACAATTACGCTGGGAGATGGGAATACTACATAAGATCATTCTTAGGTGGTGAAGAATACAAAGGTGGCAGATACCTACAAGAATATAACTTAGAATTAGAGAATGAATTTGAAAAGAGATTACAGTTCACTCCATTAGACAACCATTGTAGAAACATAGTTCATATCTATTCATCATTCCTATTTAGAGTAAAGCCGACTAGAAAACTAGAATCTCTTAATGATGATCCAGCTACACAATTATTTTTAGATGACGCTGATTTAGAAGGTAGATCATTTGATGCTCTACTAAGAGAAGTACAAACTTACGCAAGTGTCTATGGTCATTGTTGGTTATTACTTGATAAGCCTAATTCTAATGCAAGAACAAGAGCAGAAGAATTACAACAAGAGATTAGACCATACATGAATATCTACACTCCTGAGAATGTTTTAGATTGGGATTGGGAAAGAGCAAAGTCTGGTAAGTATTATTTATCTTACCTTAAAATCAGAGAGTTTAGATCAAAACAAAAAGACATTTATAAGATTTGGTATTTAGACAGAATTGACACTGTTGAAATGGAAAGAATGGGTGCAAGAGAACCTAAGTTAATTGATAGTGTTCCTAATCCATTAAATAGTATTCCAGCAGTTTGTTTATATAACCAAAGATCATACGATAGAGGAATTGGTATATCTGATTTAACTGATGTTGCTGATTTACAAAGATCAATCTACAATGAGTTATCTGAAATAGAACAGCTTATAAGATTATCTAACCACCCTTCACTTGTTAAGACTAGAGATGTAGACGCAAGTGCTGGTGCTGGTGCGATTATAGAATTGCCTGATAATGTTGATCCAGCATTGAAACCTTATATCTTGCAGCCATCAGGACAAAATTTGGATAGTGTATTAAAAACTATTTCAAATAAGATTGATGCTATCAACAGACTAACTCATGTTGGGGCTGTAAGGTCTACTAGCGAAAGAACTGTATCTGGTGTTGCACTAAGAACAGAGTTCCAATTATTAAATGCTAGATTATCTGAGAAAGCTAAACTTATGGAATTAGCAGAAGAACAGATATGGAGATTCTTTGCAAAATGGCAAAACAAAGCATTTGATGGTGCTATCTATTATCCTGAATCATTTGATCTTAGAGATTGGGCTACTGATCTTGAAGTATTACAACAAGCAAAAGCATCTAATATTAAATCTGATACTTTCATTAAAGAATTAGATAAACAGATTGCTAGAACAGTTGTTGATGATGATGAAGCATTATCTAAAATTGATGAAGAAATAGAACAACAAACAACTAGACTTGGAGAGTTCCCTCAGACACCTATAGAAACTCCAACAGTTTAATATGGCTGATTTAGTAGAGCAGTTAGGTAATTATAGGCAGAAAAGAGTTACTGATTTATCTGATACTCATGTTGAAAGACTACAAGGTTCTTTACAAGAGTTAGAAAATCAAGTTGTTACTGAAGCTGCTAAGATCAATCCTAAACGTGGAACATTAAAACTTAGAACTACTGCTGCATTAGAACTTAGACCAAAACTTAAACAACTTATTGAACAAACTTATTTAACCGCAGTACAAACCAATATATCTGAATATGATCAAGCTGCTGCATGGTTAGTAGCTACATTTAAAAAATATCCAATACCTGATGAGTTCAAACAGATTACAGAACTTGATCTAACAACTATACAACAATTAAAACGAGCAGCTTATTTACCATTTGAAGATTTAGGTAATGAGTTTGCTAATGAATTAGCACAAGAAGTTTATAATAGTACACTTACTGGAACATCTACTGATGAGATGATAGCTAATCTTAGAGGAAAGATTAATGGAGTCTATCAAGCTACTGACAATGAAGAAGCACAGGAACTTGTAGATTTTATTAATGCCAATCCTGATAAAACAGAAGCAGTTAAAACAGCAGCAGAAAGATTACAAACAATTTATGGCAGAGATAGATTAGGTAATAACTTTAGAAGATATGCTACTCAGATAGTTCAAGATTCACTCATGGGATTTGATGGACAGTTTGCTAAATACAGAGCAGATGAATTAGGATTAAATCATTATAAATATTCAGGTACAACTGTTAGAGATTCTAGGGATTTTTGTAGAAGGCACGTAAATAAAACGTATAGTGAAGAAGAAATTAGAAGAATTTGGAGTAGCCAAACATGGTCTGGTAAGGCACAAGGCGATCCATTTGTTGTCAGAGGTGGTTATAACTGCCGTCATCATTGGCAACCTACTGATCCTGATTGGGATTTGTAATTGACAAAATAGGCAGTAAACTCTAAGGAGAAAATATGGACGAGAAAAATAACTCGGTGGAACAAACTGAAGTTCCTTCAAAAAATCAGGAAACTGTTGAAGCACCGAAAGAAGTAGTAGAAAACAAGGCATTTACTGAAGAACAAGTAGAAGCCATAGTGCAAAGACGTTTAGAAAGAGAGAGATCAAAAATCTCTAAACAACTAGACGGAATTGACATTAAAGAAGCTAAACAACTTCTAGAGGAAAAGAAACAGAAAGAGCAAGAACTTGCCTTACAGCGTGGTGAGTTTGAGAAAGTAATGAAAGAAACTGTATCTAAAAAAGATCAGGAAATTTCAAAGCTGGTTTCTGAATTGCAAAAGATCAGAATTGACGAACAATTAGTTAATACTGCATCTAGTTTAAAAGCAATCAATCCTAATGAGGTGAAAGCCTTATTAAGAAATAGCTTAAAGCTAAACGATTCAGGAAATGTTGAGGTGGTATCTGAAAATGGTACTCCTAGATACAATGACAAAGGTGAACCTTTAACAGTTCAAGAATTTGTTTCAGAGTATCTAAATAACAATCCTCATCATTTGTCTGCTACACCTAGCGGTACTGGTAGTCAAAGTGGGATTGGTGGCGATACACCGAAGCCTATGAAAATATCGGATTTGGATATGAATAATCCTGAACATAGAAAAATCTATGCAGAATTACGAAAACAAAGAGATACAGGTGGTGGAATGAAGGCAAACTTAACTATAAACAATTAGACATAAAGGAGAAAAAACATGGCTAATGAAACAACAAGTTCAACTCTATCAGAGTTGTATACTGAAATTATCCAAGAAGCGATTTTTACGTTTCAGGAAACTTCAGTTATGCGTCCACTTGTAACTACTTACAATATAAGCGGACAAGGTAAACAAATCGCAGTTCCAGTATACCCAGCAATTTCTGCTGCGGCTGTAGCTGAAGGAACTGATTTGTCAAACACAGCAGTAAACCCAACTGAAGCAACAATCACTGCTTCTGAGATCGGTGTAATGACTACATTAACTGACTTAGGTAGAGATTCAGCTTCAAGAAACGTAGCTGCTGACATTGGTAAACTATTTGGTGATGCAATCGCTGACAAAGTAGACACTGACTTAGCTGCGCTATTCAGTTCATTCAGTTCTGACTTAGGTTCTGCTGGAACAGAATTAACTCCAGAGTTAATCTTTAAAGCAGTTGCTACATTAAGAGCAGCGAACGTACCAGCACCTTACTATGGTGTGTTTAACCCAAAAGCAGCTTTCAACTTAAAGAAAACTTTAGTTGCGGCTGGTTATGGAACTGGTGCTAATGCGGTTTCTGATTTAGGAAACGAAGCGTTAAGATCAGGTTACGTTGGTACTGTTGCTGGAGTACAAATCTTTGAAAACTCTAACATCTCTATTGATGCTTATGATGATTCAGTAGGTGCTGTATTCCACCCAGCTTCAGTTGGTTTGGCTATGAAGTCAGACTTCAAAATTGAAACTCAAAGAGATGCTTCTCTAAGAGCAACTGAAATCGTAGCTTCTATTACTAAAGGTCAAGGCGTAATCAAATCTGATTATGGTGTGGCTTTAACAGTAGACGCAGCATTATAATAATTGCTAGATTAGTGGGGCTTGAATAAAGCCCCACGATCATATAAGAGGATTATATGGCTAACTTTTCTTCAGATTCAGATTTAACAGTTTATCAACCAGACATCTTGGGATTTGGTGTATCTTCATTTGAATCACCTATAGATTACCATGCAAAAGCAAGACAAGACATTGAAAGAGATTTAAGAATTAAATGGTTTCCAGTTTACCAAAGAAACATTGAAGAAGATATTTCAGTATTAGAAACAATAGAAATGGACGGAACTAAATTAACAGATGCACAATGGACTAAGTGTTCAGCATTTAAAGTTATAGCAGATTATATTTGTCCATTATTAACTAAGTTCAATTCAACAGATAATTTAGATAGATTCCAAATGATGCAGAAATATTATCAAACAGAATATGAAAAAGAGTTTCAAAATGTACTAAGAGATGGAGTAGAATATGATGATGATAATTCTGGTACAATAACTTCTAGCGAGAAAGAACCTTATCATAGACTTAGATTGGTGAGATGAAGATTACACCAAAGATTGATGATGTTAAATTAAGGCATAAGCTTAATCAACAATTAAGAGAACAACCAAATCAAGTTAAAATAGCATTAGGACGTACTGCTGAATTTTTATTAGGTCTTATTAGAAATAGAACACAAAAAGGTAAAGATGCAGATGGTAGAAACTTTAGACCATATAAACCTGAGTATAAAGCATTTAGGCGAGAAAAAGGCAGACAAACAAGGTTTCCTGATTTAAACTTTAGCGGTCAAATGTTATCTAATATGACACAAAAAGCTAGTCCAAAAGAAGCGATATTATTCTTTGCTAATATGTTCCAGAATATGAAAGCTGTTGGTAATCAAAATAAAAGAAAGTTTTTTTTAATTGGTAACAAAGAACAAAAGACATTGATTGATTTTTTTGCTAAAGAACTATTTAAACAGAATAAATTAAGATGAGTAATAGAGAAAACATAGCTAACAATATTATCACTGTGCTAGACGCAGTAACATCTCCTATTGAACTTAAAAAGATTACTAGAGAACCATTTAATGTAGATGAACTAACTCAACAACAATACCCAGCTGTATTTATACAATCTGGTAATGAAACTAGATCAGATGAAACAATGACATCAACTACTGTAACAAGACAAGCAACAGCCGATTTTATCCTCGTTGGTTTCGTTAAAGGAACTGATACAAATATTGACACAAAAAGAAATCAACTTATAGAGGTGATAGAATCTACTCTTGAAGCCGATAGGACTAGAGGTGGATATGCAAAGAGAACTGAAATTGTAGAAGTATCTACTGATGAAGGAACTCTTTACCCAGTTGGTGGAATCAGAGTTGTGGTACGAGTTATGTACCAATATACTGCTGGTACACCATAAACAACTAACAATAGGAGAAACGTATGGCAACACATACTGGCTCAGAAGGTACTATCAAAATAGGTAGTGATGCTTTAGGTGAACTAAGATCATTTACTTTAGAGAGTACTGCTGAAACGATTGAAGATACTGCTATGGGTGATACTGATAGATCATATAAAGTTGGTCTAAAATCTTTCACAGGTACAGCGTCTTTATTCTTTGACGAAACTGACACAGCACAAGGTAACTTAGATGCTGGTTCAGAAATCACTTTAAACGTATACCCTGAAGGTGCAGCGAGTGGTGACACTTACTACACAGGTTCAGCTATCGTAACTGGTAGAACTATCAATTCATCTTTTGATGGAATGGTAGAAATGGAAATATCGTTTCAAGGAAACGGATCATTAACAGAAACTACTGTATAAGGAAAGCTAACGCATGAGTGTAATAGATAGAGTAAAAGATCATTTTGAAAAACAAGGTATCAAGAAAATTGAAGTCGCTGAATGGGGCGAGGAAGGCAAACCCCTTGTTATATACTGCTCACCATTTTCAATGGCAGAAAAAAGAAACTTGTTTAAAGGTGCTAAACAAGACGATTTAAGTGTGCTTGTAGATGCTTTAATGTTGAAAGCTAGAGATGAAGATGGAAATAAAGTTTTCAAATTAGATGATAAACAGGTATTATTAAATAAAGCTGATCCTGAAGTTATTGCTAGAGTAGCAACAGAAATGTTAAACACAATACCTTTTGAGGAAGCTGAAAAAAAGTAAGATACGACCCAGAGTTATATAGCATACTTGCTCTGGGTGAACGATTAAAGAAAAGTATGGCAGAAGTATTGGCTATGACAGAAGAAGAATTTACTTACTGGATAGCATATTTTAAAGTGAAGGCAGATAAGGAGAAATTAAGTGGCAGCAGAACGCCTTCAAATTCGCTTAGACGCAGTAGATAATACTAAACGAGCATTTAATCAGTTTCAAGGTAGATTAGAAAGAATTAAAAAATCTGTTTTTAATCTTAGAAATGCTCTTATAGGTATTGGTGCTGGTGTTGTTGTTAAAGGTTTCGTAGATGCTGGTATACAAGTAGAAAATTTATCAGTTCAATTAAAAACATTATTTGGTTCTGCTAAAGCTGGTCAAAAAGCATTAGAACAAGTTACAAAGTTTGCCGCTACAACTCCATTTGAATTAAAAAATATTCAACAAGGTGTAACATCACTAGCAGTTGTTAGAAAACAAGCAGAAGAAGCTGGTGTAGATTTTGAACAACTATTAACTATCACAGGTAACGTAGCTGCACAAATGGGTGGAGATTTTGCATTTGCAGCTTTCCAAGTACAAAAAGCATTTAGTTCAGGTATCGCAGCAGCAGAAGCGTTAAAAGAACGTGGTGTAGCTGGTATGGCTGGTTTTGAAGCTGGTGTAAGTGTTAATGCTAAAAAAACAATAGAAATAATGAATAAAGCCTTTGGTAAAGGTGGTGAATTTGGAAATCTTATGGAAGATTTATCAAAAACTTTATTCGGAACTGTATCAAATATAAAAGACTCATTTTTTACATTTCAAGTTGCAGTAGCGGCTGGTTTTTTTGATGAACTTAAAAAACAATTAGGTGATTTACAAACATTTACCAGAACAAATCAAGAACAGATAAAAAAGTTTGGTGTGTCAGTAGGTAGGGTTTTAAGTAAAGCAGTAAAAACTCTTGGTGATTCAATGAAATTCGTTGTTGAGAATTTTAATACATTCAAAAATATTTTAATTACTATTATCGGTATTAAGATTTTTTCATTTATTAGACAACTTATAATTCTTATGAAAGATTTAAGAATTGCTATGTTATCATTAAATATAGCTATGTTGGCAAATCCATTCTTCTTAGGTGCTGCTGCTGTAGCACTAGTTGTAAAAGGAATTTATGATGTATCAAAAGCAATTAAAGATGCTGCTGGAAATACACGAACTTGGGTAGATGGAATAAATGATTTAAACGATTCTTATGGTACATTAGAAGATGTTTTAGGAAAAGATATTTTAGGAAAAATACCTACCGCAGACGTACCTAGAAAAACTACATTCGTACAAGATGATAGTTTAGATTTATTTAATGATAGTTTAACAAAAACTAAAACAATAATAGATAAAATTCAAGAAGCATTAAATACTGTTGTTTCTAAACAAATGACAGAATGGGAAAAGAAAATGAGCAATATTTATGAACTTGCTATTGAGGGAGTATTTAAAGGTATTGCTGCAATATCAAGAGCATTAGCAGAATCTATTATTTTAGGTAAGAACTTAGGAGAAGCATTAAGAAATCTTGTAAGACAAGCATTAGTAGAAGCATTAGCTGCTGTAATAAGAATGGTATTAGAAAAAGCATTTTTAGTATTGCTAGAAAAATTATTTGGAATTGAGATAAAAAAAGCAACAGATATGGAACAAAAGAAACTTGGTATAATGAAAAAACAAACATCTGAATTAGCTAAACAAGCTGGTCTTAGAATATTACTTGCATTACTTGGTGCAGCAGAAGGTGGTAGTGTAAGAGGTGCTAGAGCAGAAGGCGGTTCAGTATTAAGACGAGCATCAGGTGGAAGAACAACACAAACAAATGCTTATCTAGTTGGAGAACGTGGTAGAGAATTATTTGTACCTAATCAAGATGGTGAAATTATATCTAATGAAAGATTACAGAATTTAGGTACATCAGTAAACTTCACAATCAATGCAACAGATGTAAAAGGAGTAAAAGAATTATTAATTGACAACAGAGCAACTATTGTAAATATCATCAATGGTGCATTAAACCAAAAAGGAAAAGCGGCATTAGTATAATATGAGTGGACAATTACCTACATCACCAGTTGCTAGAAACGCTAGTGTTAGTTCACAGCAAAATACTATTACATCAGTAACAACGTCAGGAAGAGTTCAAGCTAGACAGATTGACGGACAAAGATTTACTATTACTCTTACATATCCACCAATGACAAGATCAGAATTTGCACCAATCAAAGCATTTCTAATGAAACAAAGATCAAGATTAAATACATTTACTATTATCCCACCAACAATTAAAGATGCTTTAGGAACAGCTAGCGGAACACCTACTGGAACTGCTAGTGCTGGAGATACATCAATTACTTTAGGTGGAACAGGTACAGGAACATTAAAAGCTGGAGATTATATTAAGTTTGCTAACCATGATAAAGTTTATATGGTTGTAGAAGATCAATCAGATATATCTACTGGTACACTTACGATTGAACCACCTTTAAGATCAGATATTACAGCACAAGATATTACTTATGATAATGTTCCATTTACTGTAAGACTTAGAAATGACATACAAGAGTTTAGTATCGGTACAACAAATCTATATCAATACGAGTTAGATGTAATAGAGAGTTTATAAT